ATTACATCAGGAGTATTATTTGATTCATCACAAATTACTCTGAAGTCAAATACCCCTCTCTTCGCCTGTACATCGCGTAGATATGGTTCAACAACATTGACAAAGTTTGATCTTGTAATTTGATCGTTAAATTGAAACAGTTGAGACTGAGATATCTTTTCAAGTGCTGTTTCAACAGTTAAAAACAATCTTCTAACATTGATTCTGTCAAATACTGAAGCATATCCAATTCCAGTTTTATCTCCAAATAAAATAACTCCTATTCCTGGTTGATTGACAATAGAATTTACTCTTGCAGCATAAAGAGCATCTTTTTGCGTTTTATTTGGATTATATGAAAGTTTGATTGCATTATTTAAAGTTCCTCTTTGCTGTCCCGCAGGGGAATACCAAGGAAACTGTTGAATATCAGTTCTTACCATCAATCCAGCAATATCTCCATTACATGGAATATATCTAAACAAATTATTGAATTTATCATAAGTGTACTTATAACCACTATCAAATACGGCATATGAAGAACTAGTCAATGCACTAAAGAATCTAATAATATTTGAAGTTTGAGTATCTGTTCCTGGAACATCAACTACATTTGCTCTATGCGGAGAAACTACCACCATACAATCTTTTCTAACTTCTGCAATAGAAATTAATTTATTTGCCTTTGCTTGAGATTCAGATTCAATTGATAATCCAGGTCCATTAATCAAGAAATTGACTGCAATTTCATCTTTATTTGCAAATAAATCATATGCTTTGGAGATATCACCAAGAGTTGGAGTCATCCCACCAGAAGATGAATAGTTAGTTCCTCCAGTTAATGTATAAGTTACATTTCCAATTGCACTAAAGACTGTTCCTTGAGCATTTTGTCCCCACAACCCTTGAGCAGTTGTGTATGGTGTAAATGAAGTTGAGAATCCAGTTGCTCTTGGATTGGCATTCCAATAAGAATCTGCTGCACTTGATGGATTGCTTCCGGCGTAAATATATCTTGAAAAATTTGCAAGATAATTTTTATACCAGATTTTTTGTGGTGAATTTACTGAAGAAACTGAATCTGCTGCTTTTGAAATGCTAAGATGTTTTTCAAGAATATTTCCCTGAATACCTGTTACTGTTCCGGTATCATCAACCAGTGCAATGTGCATTGCATCATTTTTTCCAATTCTATCAGCACTATATGTATTGGTTGTTGGTCTATCTGCAATTTGTTTCCAATAAATTGTCGAGTTGGTAAGTCCAAGTGTTTGTGAATTGTACCAATCAGTTACACTAGTTGCAGTACCAGTTCTTGTAGATGTTACTCCAGAATTATTTACAAAATAGAGGGTATCGGCAGGTTCAAAAGATGCAAATGGATTTGATTCTAGATAATTAATTTGAGTTTCTGTTCCCGCTCCAGATACTCTGGATACAACCTTTACTGTAATACTGCTATTTGCATTGGTAGAATCTGTAGATACTCCGGTAATGATACCCTTCAAGTATCCATCAATTGTTGATACTGTACCAACTCCAGCAAGACTTCCACTCAACTGAGTAGTAATTCCATAACCGATTACTGCATTAAGATTTGATAAATTTGTGGTTGAAATACCAATTGTTTGATCTGCAAAATCATCTATAAAACAAACCTTTAAATTATTTGCCCAAGTACCTGGATTTTTTGATACATAAGTAAAGTTAACTGTATCTGCATACCAATTTGAGTTATAGTTATCAAAATTTTTAATTTTTGATGATGTGGTGTAGGCTACTCCTACTCCGGCATTTGAATTATTGAGATTTGAACCATCAACTCTAACAACTTTCAAAACTCCGCCATAACTTAAAAATGATGATGCACTCATCCAATATTCATACTGGGCATCTGTAGAAATTGGTTTTCCGAAGTTGTTAATTAACTGTTGTTCTGTTGCAATATTAATTGCTTCTTCTACAGGACCAATTGAAAATGGACCAGCAATTGCACCTACATTTGCTAATACATTATCAACTCTCCCAACAGTAAGATCAACCTCTCTGACGAGTACGCCTGGAGATAATTGAGGAGTCGCCATGTTTTTCTCCGTAAAGTCTCAGTTTATCTAAAAAATATTTATCAAAATATCAATTTACATATATTCCCACATGTAAGCACGATCTCCATACTCGTCAACGTGCCATGTATCACCGTCAACATCTGTAAAAGTATTCTCACCAAATCCATCTGAAATGAATCCAAATGGAGACATATCCTGCTCTATTTGATTTTTTTGTTCTTCATACAATCTCTTTCTTACATCCTGATCCGTAAGTTCTTTGAAATAATCTTGTGCAACTAACCAGGCATAAATTACCAAACACATTGCCAAGTCATCATTGCAACCTTCTTCTGCCTCAAATGAATTATGTTTTTGAATGAATGTTGTTAGTTCACTCATAATTTCATAATCATTGAAGATAAGTTTATTCTCCTCAACCATTGTTTTGAGATTTAGACATCCAATTTTTTTAACGGTTTTAGACATCTTCACACCAAGTTGAGTTTTCTTTCCAGAAAATCCTTGTCCAACAATTTGTCCAGCCCTACCTCTCATAGAGCACATAAGAAGATTATTATATTCTAAATCATACTGAAGAATACTTGCTACTTGATCACCAACATCATTTACTTCGCATAAAATGTAGGAATTGTTATAACTTCTTGCAACGTCATAAATTACGCTTGGAAATAGCATAGGCTTAATTTCATTATTCCTATACTTTGCAACAACTTTATGTGGAAAACTGGTAATATCAACAACTGTAAATGCAGAGTAATCGTTTCCTACCCCTCTGGCTACGTCTACAGTCATTAGATAATCATGCCCATCCTCTACATCCACATGTACGTCTAAACCCCCGCTACGTGTCTTAGGATTGTCATATACGAGGGCTCTGAGTTTGGATGGTGCAATTAGAGTATCAACGGAACCAAGAAACTCACATTCAAACTCAACCTTGAATTGTTGTTCACTGGTATTTGCAATTGTTTCTGCTTTCCATTTCTCATCCCTACCAGGAACCTCACTCCAATGAACGTCTGTGAATACATATCCATTTTTACCACGTTCGGCATCGTGCCACATACGGTAGAAATGATTCATACCGTGAGGAGTGGAAACTATAATAACCTTTGTGCTTTTACCAGAAGTAATTGTTGGATATACCGAAGCAAAGAATGAATCTGCAATATGATTTGGAACGAATGCAAATTCATCCAAAAAGAGGATATTGAAAGACATACCACGAACCGCAGAAGCAGAAGTAGAAGCAGCCAAGATTTTACTTCCATTCTCTAGTTCAAGAGAACCTTTGTTCCAAGATATAATTCCTTGTTGCATCCATTTGGGTAGATTTTCATATGCAGTCTGAAGACGATCTAAAAGTTCTCTTGCGGTTGCTGCCTTGTTTGCAAGAATACCAATATTTACATTATCATTGAATACTGCATAATGAAGAAGATATGACACAACAGTTGTAGACTTACCAGTCTGACGTGGCATCTTACAAATATTGAATCTATGATTATGGAAATTATTAACTAACTTTTCCTGAAATGGATACATCTTGAAGGGTTGTAATCCCTTATCAAGAGTTACGATCTGTACATAGTTCTTTGCAAAATATACTGGATCTTCTTTACACTTGATAAATTGAAGAACCTGATCTTCTGTAAATTCAATAGGAGTATTTGCTTTTTTTAGAAGCGGATTACCAAGATATACATCAGACATAAATTATCTACAATTCCAACGACGAAGTGCTCTATTAATTCTGCTATCTGGATCGTTTGCTGTTTTTGCAGAAGTAAGTTTTGACTTCATTCCTGACATACGACTACAAAAGTTTTTTCTACGTGATGCTCTTTTACCAGTTGGTTTCTTTTCTGTAACTGCTGTCTGAAGATTTGAACCTTTATTTTCACGACGATATTCATCAACTGCTGCTTTACTCATACCATCAGTGTTATCTTTGCGATTTATTGATTGCCAATCTTCACCAATAGTCTTATTGTTCATCAAATAGTTTTTTGATTTTGTATTGTCCACATAAATGAGTGCTTGTCCTGGAACAAATTCTGCAACCTTATATGTCAGTATTCTGCAATCAGGATAAACTTTTTGAATTTCATATTCAACATCTTTTCTTGTGGGAAGTTTTGTTTGTGGGAAAAACATTTTTGTTCCATAGGTTTTTCCTCTCCAATTCAACATCACCGAAATAATATTGCCAGTTGTAGCAGGAAGACGAGTTGCTTCATCTACCTGTTGCTTAAATCCTTTGATCGGTTCTGGTTTGATAACATCAACAACTTCTGCAAATGTATTGCCATTTGCATCTTCAATTGTTATATCTTCTTTTTGAAGATCTCTGAGAATTTCAGCAACAATTCCTCTATGTTCTTTTAATTTTGGTTTTATGCCTTTCTTTTTCATATTAATTGCAATTGCTGCTTGTTGAGCAGGACTTGCTGCTTCACTCATTTCTCCACTTTCAACATAGTCTGCCGCAGTATCTAAGTAATCTGCTGCTTTTGTGATTTTTGATTGAACCCATGCCTCAATATTTCCTTCACCCTTACCCATCCTTTTCTGAAGTCTGTTGGCAGCATTCATAATCGTAGAGAGTTCTGAACGAGCCATAGAATACTCGTGATCTTTTACTGAAAAATCTTCCCATGCTTTTTCGCCATAAGAACATTCTGAACGTGCCTCTCTTTTATCACAAAGAGGACAATATCTTTGCTCTTCAACTGCCTCTGATTTATTTCCCCAGTTATCAGCACCAACTTTACGACATTTTACCAATGCTCCAGAGGCATATGCCGACGGCCAAACATCGTAACGAGATTTTACTTTAGTATAACAGGCATCTTTTGTTCCTTTACCTTTACTTGGGGTATCTTTTTGTGCTTCTTGGATTTCCATTGTTTCTTTTAATCCTGGTTCTGGTTTTACATAATCTTTGCTTTTTCTTCCTTTAGCAAAGGTTGGAACATTTGTTGGTTTTGCTGCTCCAGATTTTTGTTGTTGCCCCGAATCTTTCTGACGCTTACGATTAACAGCTGATCTAATTAACGACTCTCCTTTTTTACCCTTTCGTTTTAAAGCAGCAAGTCTCGCACTACTAAAACATTTTGGTGCTTTAGTTTCTCCTGGTTCGTTTGCACATGGAGAACCATCTGCTTGAACCCATCCTGGTTTTCCATCTTTAGATTTGGATCCATTAAACCAATGATGCAAAGAACCTGCCTCATTAATATTTACATCATTGAACTTTTTATGTTCTTTTTTAGCAGATGCTTCCATCTTTTTGAGTCTGGTATAATAATCCGGAATTTCATCCAAATGTTGAAGAGCAATATCCATAGCGAGGGTATGATCTTTGGTATGTTCGTGCTCAATTGGTTCTCCCATATCCAATTGCTTCTGAATAAAAGAAACCTCCATACGATGTTTCTTTGCAATCTGTTCAACTGTTTTGTGAGACTTCAATTTTAACATTTAGGTGGAAAATCTCTTTATATTTATTTGCTTTAATAATTCAATTTCACTTTCTAAAATATTAATTTGCTTTTGCTGTTCTTTAACTGCCTCAATTAATACTCCAATTAAACCATTGTAATTAACTGTTTTTGTTTCACTATCACTTACAAGTTCTGGAAATACTTCTTCTACATTTTGTGCAATAACTCCAATAGATGGCTTATTATTGTTTTTCCAGTTAAAAGAAACGCCATTCAATTGATTTATCTTTTCAATTGAATTACTGATTGTGGTTACATTAGTTTTTAATTTTATATCTGAAGTCGAGTTGAAGTCGGTAGCAGTAAACGTATTAGAAGTAGTGACTCCAATAACTCTCAAATCTCCAATAATATGAAGTTTTGATGTTGGATTTATGGTTCCTATACCAAGATTGCCCGAACTATCAAATCTTGCAGATTCTAATGGAGTAATAGCATTACCGGCAGTACCAGATACTGCACGATAAAATACGTGTCCACCAGATAAGAATTGAACCCAAGAAGCAACATCAGTTGCATCATAAGTCCAAGCATTTAATCCACTTGGTTTTGCATTATATCCAACAATACCATAAGAAGTACCAGCAGTACCGAAAATAATACTACCAAAACGTCCTGCTCTATTGAGAGATGCTGCACCAGCATCTAATGCATAAGATGGTGAAAAATTTCCAAGTGCCAAATTCCCAGTAGAAGCATCAAATCTAATCTTTGTAGTAGTTGCTTTTGTATTGTATGCAGAACCAGTGTTTGGAACCATAACCGGATACAAGGTTGTGGTTGTAGTATCATCAGTTACTGTTAATGATGCAGTACTAGTTGCTGTAGACGAATTGCCAGTTAAACTTCCAACGAATGTAGTAGCAGTTATAATACCTGATGCATTAATATTTCTTACAACTGCTAAATCATTTTGAGTAAACTGAACATTACCAGCAGCAAGACGAGTTCCACTTGGGAATTGTGTAGAACCAATACCAACAGCATAGTTAATCAACCAGGCATCAGTTCCAAGTCCAGCAAAAGTGCCTGCATTAAACCATGCAATTTGTTTATATTTGACTGAGTAAGTATTAATACCAATACTATCAAATGAAACTAATGGATTACCTTCCGTAGAAGCAATAGCAATACCACCACCATTTGCGCTATTATCAGTAGTAATATCAGCATTGGAAAGATTTGTTGTCCCAATACCAAGAACAATATTCTTATCAAATAGAAATAAATCCTGTGCAAAGATAGTACTGGAAGTTCCACCAATCGTAATGTTTCCAGTTATATTTAAGTTACGATTGACTTGTAAATCTCTTGTGACTGTTGCATCTTGAGGAATAGTAAATTGATTTGGAATACTTAATGTTGGTGTAGAACCTTCACCAGAAGTTGCACTTACACTAATCTGATTTGAAGTTCCAGCAATTGACTGAACATAATCACCAGTAGTGTCAGAACCAAGAGCAACTGAATTTGGTTGAATAGTTGCGGCAAGTGATACATTACCAGTTCCATTAAAACTAATAGGAGAAGCAACAATATCTCCAGTGATTTCAAAAGTTCTTGGGTATTGTAGTGCTGTTGTAATACCAGCATTACTAGCATAAGTTGCTATACCAGAACTTGTAGCATAAGTTGCTATACCAGCATTAGTGGCATAAGTAGCAATACCTGCTGATGTTGCATAACCACTTAGAGTTCCACTAAATGAAGTTGCTGTAATAACTCCTGTAGAATAAATATTACCTGCTGTTATTATGCCTAATGTTGTTATACCAGAAACACTTAATTGAGTAACTGATGCGATACCACCTATAACTGATGTAGAAGTTCCTGCATTTGTTGCATAAGTTGCTATACCAGAAGATGTAGCATAAGTTGCTATACCAGAACTTGTAGCATAAGTTGCAATACCACTTGATGTTGCATAAGTTGCTATACCAGAAGATGTAGCATAAGTTGCTATACCAGAACTTGTAGCATAAG